ATACTCATATTTCCTGCACGATCAATAAAGATATTTTGTTTTGCAGCTAAAATACCCCTGCTTGTGCTCAGAAGGGTAGGAGTGCTCACATACCCATAGCTACCGAGGGAGGATATGAGTCCAACTGTCGTGCTAGGAATATCATTTCCGTAAGCGACTTTGAATAAATCGGCATTTGATTCGTTGAAATAGTGTCCAGTACTAAGATATTCACCTACAATTGTATTGAAGTTTATATACGGGGGATCCGTACTTCCTGTTACAACTACTCCAAGATTTCCACCTGGAGATGTGGGAGGATACAAAAGACCTGTTACAGTGCTTTGAAGATGAAGTGAGCTAAGATAACTAGCAAGCCCCAGATTCTGCACAGTGCTTTGAAGGGACAGACTACTTATATAGCCGTATGTGCCAAGTCCAGTGATGGACGATTCCTGTTGTTTATTAAGACCTGTAGTTGTACTTAAAAGACTGGGTGAACTTATATATCTCGCTGAACCAAGACCTATAACGGTACTTTGAATATTTGACATAAACGATAGACTTCCATTTAAAAAAGGTGTCATAGAACTTACGAGATCTGCCGTACTTATATACATGGAGGATCCTTGTATCCATTGCACAGTACTTTGAAGTTGATAGGAAGTTATACTACCCGGTATCCCCCCCTCCCCTATTTGTGTAGAAAGTGTTGAATAACTTGTTGCCACAACAGTTGAAATAGAGGATGCAGCCCCATATATTTGTATGAAGGAAGATGGTAAATAGTTAATAGGAACACCGGCAAGCGCTGATTGACTGCTGATTGTTTGAAATACATCTTGCCAAATCTTTGTGCCCTTACCATCTGCAACTTCAATCATATTTTGAGAATAAGGTATCCCCGTTACTGGATTTACTGAAAAAGTGAGCTCCTGTATTTGGTTCTCTAAAAAGTTTGTCCGACTCATCCTTGCGGGTTCTACATCAAGATAAGAATACCCTCTCCTGAATAAGTCGCACAACACACTAGAATGCCAGGAGGTGGTGGTTTATTACAGTTAGTTGCTATGGGAAAACAAGATGTATTTTTAACCGGAAATCCACAGATAACGTGGTTTAAAATGGTATATCGTCGCTATACGAATTTTGCTATCGAATCTCAGCAAATATATTTTGATGGCGACCCGGACTTTGGAAAACGTGTGACATCCCTCATACAACGGCGTGGAGATCTTCTTGGCCCTATGACAATTGAAGTTGTTCTACCGTATGTGAATATGACGGATGACACTATAGGAAAATATGTGAATGCGGTGGGATATGCACTGATTGAAGAAATTTCACTTGAAGTTGGTGAGCAGGAAATCGATAAACAGACCGGGGAATGGATGCAAATATGGTCCACTCTCACAACACCTACGAGTCAACGGGATGCATTAAACAACATGGTTGGGCGTGCCGATGGTTTAAATCTGCCACCTGCCAATCCACAGAGTTCCCTGTGTTCCGTCGGAACATACAAATATGGAGCTATGAAACTGTATATTCCTTTACAGTTCTGGTTTAATAAAAATCCTGGACTCTATTTACCCCTCTTAGCCATGCAATATAATCCGGTTCGTATTAATATAAAACTTCGAGACTTGGCAAGCCTTATTGACAATTCGGATCTTAGCGGATCTTGTGCAAATGTTCAACCTAAGCCTACAAGTATTATTGATTTTCGAATGTGGGGTGACTATATATACCTCGATACGGAAGAACGCCGTAGATTTGTAGCAAATACACATGAATATTTGATTGAACAGATTCAATACACCCCGAGAGTGGCGATACCAGAAGGAGTAAATACACACAATATTCGAATGGAGTTCAATCATCCTTTGCGAGAAATACTGTGGACAATTCGTCGAGATATCATGGAAATATCACATGAATGGTTTAACTACGGTACCACCTCGTTACATGAAGCAGGTATATCGCGTGATATACTTCAAGAAGCAACTTTACAAATAGATGGGTATGATCGATTTGATACACGTGATTCTGGATATTTTCGTCTTGTTCAGCCGTATCAATACCATACGGCTACAGATGTAAAACAGTTTATTTATCTCTATAGCTTCGCACTCCGGCCAGAAGAAATGCAACCTTCTGGTTCCCTCAATGCGAGTCGAATTGATAATATGAATCTTGTAGTGAATCTTCGTCCAGATACATACGAACCTGTAACCTTATCATATAATTTGAATGGCGAGCTAGTAGCTGCTAATGACCCCAGCGCTGTTCGCACAGTGGTTAATCCAGCATATGTTCCAATTCGTGGTAAATCTACCATCATAATCTATGCCAAAAATCATAATGTATTACGAGTGGTGAATGGTTTTGCGGGTCTTCTCTTCAAGATTTAGCTCGTAAGTATCAATAGCGATGGCCACAGAGGTCAAAGAAATAAGTTCCCTAACAAGTTCAACAAAAAGTATATTTGGAAGCGGCTTTACGACGGGATTGATAGGCCTTTTTATACTTGCAGGAGGTATTCCTATACCCCCCTTTTCATACCTAGGATATGGGGGTCTCAATCTTTGGGCAGCCGGCTCATTGCAATGGTGTATGGCAAAAGCCTCTTTTCAAGGAGCGATGGTATTTCTACATGCAATCATAACATCCTCCTATCCTCAACTTAAATGGATTGGATACCTATTGATTTTAAATCCGTGGTATATTTTTGATATTGTACAAATATTTAGTCCCGCTTTCGCATATGAGGGATTTAAACTTCCATTAACTAAGTTTGACCCTATTAAACCATTAATAAAACCTCAAGCGGATGGTAAGGGGGGGTTTACATACAGTCAAGCCACACTTAGTATACCTTTGATCTTATCGGCTGTTGCACTTACCTGCACAGGTATTTATGGATTTTTAAATATGTTACCTGCATCGTTAGCTAGGAATTATAAACCCATTGTAAATACCATTTTTACAGTTTTAGGAAGCCTAACTGCAGTTCTAGGAGGCGGTATAGGCTCTGCAGCAGCTATTCCTCATATTATGAGTTTTCTAAATTCAAATACAAAAGGAGCAGAAGCGGAATCTGAAGTTCCTAGAAAACAACATCGTCCGCGTTCTCAGACGGGACAAGAAAAACAAAAGGACATTATTCTGGCAGCTCCCCTGGAAACTCTCACCGCATCATCGCCTATGGCGATTTCTGAAAATAATGCTGCTATAGCTGCTATAACAGATAAAATTATAAAAACAGATACTATTACTCCTACTATAATAAACGCTCCTACAGAATCGATACTTGCATCGGCACCATATGCCTCCGATGAGAATGTCCCAGATTCCCAAATTGCATCGGCACCATATGCCTCCGATGAGAATGTTCCAGATTCCCAACTTGCATCGGCACCCCAATCTAGCTCCAACGAGTATCTTCCAGAAACCCTATTAGCATCCGCACCTATATATGATGATGTTCAGCGCGGAGGTGCGGTGTTACCGCCCCTGCGTGACGTAATAAGCAGTATACTAAAAAAGAATACACATACGATGCAAATGCAATCTGGTGGAGGGCGTTCCGTGGATGATGTCTCAAAATATATATTTTTAGGTTCACTTGCATTTATAACAGTAAGTGGTATAGGCCTTGCGCTTATTCGTTCAAAACGATTATATATGGATACAATATAATGAAGTATTTAATGAACCAAGGAGAGTTTGAACAACTTATAGGACTTCAACCTGTGCCTGTAGGAACATCGATTCCGGCATTTACTGTCATTTATTTTACTGCTACGTGGTGCAGTGCTTGCAGGCGTCTGGATATACCACTCCTCGAAGAAAGACTTCCTGAAGTAAACTGGCTAAAGTGCGACGTGGATCAGAATAACTATACCCCTGGCTATTGTGGTGTTCGTTCTATTCCTACATTCATTATCATAAAAGATAAGAAAGTAGTTTCTACATTTCAATCATCTACAAATGAAAAAGTAGAAGAGTGGATTCGTTCTCATTTCTAACCCACTATTAAATGAAGACTATCAAACAAATATTAGCGGTGGTTCTATCTATTGGAGTTGTAATATATGTGAGTAATCATTATGACGAACTAAAAAAAATGGCAGCAAAATAAACCGCCATCTTATGTAAGGATGAAAACAGAAGCCTCGTATGATTCTATTATAATAGGCTCCGGTATAGCAGGACTTTATACAGCATTAGAACTTTTAAAAAAATATCCGCGCAGAAGTGTAGCATTGTATGAAAAACATAAAGAACTAGGTGGACGAGTCTACACATTTCATCAAACGATTCAAGGTCATGCGCTTCAGTGGGAAGCGGGTGCGGCACGTATATCTGAGAATCACACACTTCTTATAGATCTCATGAAAAAATACAAGTTAACGTATTCTCCTATTACCGCAGGAATTCAATATATTGATACATATGGTTCCCAACTTCAACCAGATGCGTTTGAACCAGGAATTCCTATATTTCTTGAACCGCTCTTCGGCATCCCAAAAACCGATTTACAACAAAATACCATTCGTCAACTTCTTACACGAATACATGGTGCTAAACGCACGGAAGAGTATCTTATTCGGTTTCCTTACAGAGCAGAAGCAGATGTAATGCGAGCAGATATGGCCTTAGACCTTTTTAGCAACGAGTTTCGGACATCAAGAAAATATGGTCTATGCGCAGAAGGACTTTCAGCCCTTGTGAAAGCAATGCATGCAGATATACAAAAGCGTGGAGGCATTTTTCATATGGAACATACACTCAAAGAAGTTACACAAACAGGAAATATTGTAAAAACCATTTTTGAACATGACGGAGATCAAATACGCGTAGAATCATCCCAGTGTATCATCGCAGTTACAAGTGAAGCGCTTCGACATATAAAACCATTTCAAACATGGCACGTATTACGGCATTTACAAATGAAACCCCTTTTACGATTTTATGGGGCCTTTCCCAAAGAAGAAAATAAAGTATGGTACGAAACATATGGAACACGTATTGTTACATCAGAACCAATACGTTATATGATTCCTGGAGACACATCTGTAGGATCTGCACAGATGTCTTATACAGATAGCCAAGATGCAGAATATTGGATACAAAGACTGAAAACAGAAGGGGAAAAACAGGTGGGAGAGGAAATGCTACAAGAACTTCGCAGACTTCTGAAACCTTCTATACCACCCCCTTATTTCGTTAAAGCTCATGCATGGGATCACGGCGTTACCTACTGGCTTCCTGGTGCGTATGATCCTAGCGCCCTCTCAAAAGAAGCTATAACACCCTTTCAAGAAATGCCAGCCGTGCATGTATGTGGCGAATCTTTCTCCCTTCGTCAAGGATGGATAGAAGGGGCAATTGAACATGCAGAATCCATGCTCCAAAAACTGCGATAGGATTTCTCTTTCTAAAAACCCCGACCCTTACAGATATGGATATATACCTTCTTATAGGTATTTTACACGTTGCAATAATTGTCCCATTTCTTTTATGGATTGGATTCAATCGCGCTGCATCTCCAGAATGGGTGTATCATATTCTATTCGGTGCTGGTATACTCATTTTAGTGTATCATGGATATAAAGCAATAGGTCGCTATCTTGCGAACTCTCCTGTTCTTTGGGTCAATGTGATTCATACTGTCCTTGTGGCACCCCTACTCCTTTGGATTGGGTATCACGAAAAAAAGACAGAACGAGCTGCATATGATATGTTACTCCTTGCAGCCTTTGGAGCCCTTGGTTATCATCTATATAAACTTATAGTTGTGTCACAAACATTTGTAAAATCCCCCGAAATCTAATCAACGGATCAAACTTATATAATTTGTTCTAGATATTCATGTTTGTTTCCGGAAAGTGACATACATCCATGAGCAATATGATATAGATATGCGGTATTACTATTACATACCTTTTGACATGTAGAACAAGTTAATCCATTCTTTGAGAATTGTTTAACTTCTTCTTCACAATGTATACGTATGAAATGAATAAGCCTATTAGCCTTCGTAAGGGTATTATAGGGGCAACATGGACAAATAAGGTGGCTAGTTTCTTTATTTGAATGCCTTGCCGAAATATGTAAAGCAAGAGTTTGAGCATGAAGAAATTCTTTTTTACAAGTTCCGCAAGTGTATGGAAGATGTCCTTCATGCTTTTTCATATGATAATGCATCGTGTTTTGATTTTTCTTCGTTATTTGGCAAATATTACAGACAAAGAGATCTTCTGCATTTTTCTGATAAACATACGGCATATGATATTAAAATAAATCGCATCCGATTACTTCAATTTTTTACGTGTGAGGGTCGGGCTACGACGCACGGTATATGGGCGATTCGGTATATACCGTTTCATCACATTCAATAGCCTCACAGAGGGTGTGGATTTACTGCGTAGTTTACGAGTACGACTGCGTTGGCTATTTGGCATCTATTTATTTACCATCTTTTAGAGCAGTGAGAGCTGTGTCCACCGCCACAATACTCCTCCTGTGTAAACCCTTCCTCTGCCTTACAACAAAATGGATTATGGTTATCTTTTGCCGTAGATAGACGTATACCTATAACAGGATCCATATATGGACTACAATACTTTTTTCCACACGCCCAACACCATGTCCTACCACATCCTTTACCTACATGAAACTTATTCGTATGATCCAAACCACATGCAAATACATAATCACATGCTGCGTCTTTGAGTGCCCATCGGGCGCACCAGGGACATTGTTTTGCGTCTTTTGAACCAGTGTCCATATAGTATATGGGCGTAAAGAACATATTATAAGAAAACGCAGCAATATGGTTGTAATCCTCACATTAGCCATTGGAGACGATTTTCGTAAAAGTCTCGAACCAGCCCTTCTCTCTAAAAAGTTATATGCAGAAAAACATGGATATACTTATATACAAGGTGGTGAATCATATTGGGATCGTGAGAGACCCATTCCATGGTCGAAGGTGGACTTTGTCTTAGAAACCCTCAAAGATTGGCCTGATGGAACCCTTTTTTTCCTTTCGGATGCAGACGTTATGATAACAAACCTACATATACGATTGGAAGATAATGTTATTCCCTTATTACCGGCAGATAAAGATTTATTAATGACAATTGATGCATGCGGACATTTAAACTCTGGAAACATGCTAATGCGAAACTCTCCTTGGCTACGAGATTGGTGGAAACGGGTAGGAGAACAAACGGACCTTTTATATCATATTTGGTGGGAGAATGCGGCTATGATTCGACTTTTAGAAACAGTTCCCAGCGATTTAGCAAAGACTGAAACTACGGCAGAACATTGGAGGTTTAATGCGTATTTACGAGGACTGCCAGGAGAACCCCTTTGGAAGCCTGGATTTTTCCTTGTTCATTTTGCAGGAGTATATGATCTAAAAAAAATGGAAAAGATTCAGAAAGAGATTTTAAATGGAGGATGCCCACGAATTTCTTTCTAAAACCTATATATAGATGAGTGGTGCAAATTCTAATAACGCGAAGAATGTAAATGCGCTTTCAACCAATATGAATACAAACTCCTCCAAAAGTGGAGCAAATAGCACGCGAAAGAATAATGCAAACTCTAGCATGAACACAAACTATAAGAATGCTACTAACTCTAGCTCAAACTCGGTTGCAAACTCTAGCATGAACGCAAACTCTAAGAATGCTACCAACTCTAGCTCAAACTCGGTTGCAAACTCTAGCATGAGCATGAACGCAAACTCTAAGAATGCTGCTAACTCTAGCTCAAGCTCGGGTGCAAACTCTAACATGAGCATGAACGCAAACTCTAAGAATGCTGCTAACTCTAGCTCAAGCTCGGGTGCAAACAGCACGCGAAAGAATAACAGTGGAGCAATGACTGGTGGAAAGCTACGCACGATTGGAACAAAGGCCCAAGTCTTTCATGGAAGGGCAACACGCACGAGTGGAGGGCTCAAACGCAAGGATTTGATGAAGACTAAGAAGGGGCGTATCGTAAGCCGTAAAAAGCATGCTGCAGGAAAAAAGGCATTGAAGAGACTTCATAAGGCTGGATTCAAAGCTAAAAAGGGTCAGTTCCGGTTGTTCGGAAAGTAAGAACTACCACTCTTTATATTCCAAAATGTCTCCGATAATCTGCCACCGAATCTTTAAAAGAGGGTTTATTCCATAAAATCCATCGAGAAAGGGCACCAGGCGTATCAGGTTTTGACCAATGTTCTCCTTTCCCAGTATGTCGCTTTATATATCGATTCTTTCTCGTAGCATTTTTATGTTTCGTATAGTTGGACATTCCTGCTGCACCAAACGATACTATTTTCTCTCTACCATTTTTTTCAAATACAGCATCAAACTTTTTTTCAGGTCGATGTGATCTACGAATGGTTTTAAGCTTCAGAGTCATTTCTACCGTGATATGCCAAAATTAAGAGCTCCCCAAGGGGGTTCTTAGTTTGTGCCGACATCACAGCCTATGGCACTTGCCGGTAATATATATTTTTGAAAAAACGCTGATTTAGACTGCCACATCCTTCAAAATGCTCGTGGTATTAGAAATAGTTTGTGCTTCTCGTTTCTTAGCAGCAGAAATATAAAGCTTTCGCCTTTCTTCACGTTTTTGTCTACGTTTCTGTTTGGATGTTAGATGCGTTTTAACTTTATAGCTGTTACACATTATGTTATTTTGTAATCAGATAAAATACATATACTTTATCGCGTTAAATATGCAGCAACTTCTTTTAATAGATGTGCCGCCTCTTCAGGATCGATTTGAATAGATGCATCGACACCGTCCACAGGATCATACCAATATAAAGAACCACGTTTATCCTTCTCGCCAATAGAAGACCACACTAGACCCACCTGAGATGATTGTAACTCTTTCAATACAGAACGTAATCCAGTCAATCCTGTATGCCCCATTCGGATGGTAATTGTAGACTCCACATGTTCTTGTATAGTTTCAGGAGACCATAATATAACTTGCCAATCTGCATGCAGAGGTGGTTTATCCCCTACAGCGATTAGACTAACTCCATCCATACGTGAAAGATTATTCATTACAGCTATAGGTGGTTCTCCTCCAAACCATACTACCCGGGTAGGTCTAGTTGCATGCTGAACATATGTAATTGCCAGTTTCAAATCTACTAAATCTCGTGCGTGAAAAACAGCATCCCACCCAAGTTGAAAAATCCAGCGTGGAGCTGCAACTCCTTGATAAATAAACACTTTGCGCCCCCTATGGGCTACTTCTGTATCAAGAAGTGCTATCCGCCCTTTTAAAAAGTTTTCTGTAAATTTTGGATGTAGATTTGAAGAAACATAATAAGTCTTTGCATTTCGGAGCGATTCGGAAAATCCTTCTAATCGAAGAGTTTCATCCGCCATTTCTAGAGTTTCCTAGGAGTAGAGATACTACAACATGGACGCAATCAGACTTATAGCTATAGCAATACTTTTTGTTATCTGCGATATTCCATGGCTTTATATAAGTAGCACATGGGCACAAAATATGATGAAAAAAATACAGGGTGGCCGGTCTATTTCCGTGCGTTGGGAGGGAGTTATTCCAGTGTATCTCGCATTAGCATATCTTGTTTTACAAACTACAAGCAGAACACAATCGTTTGCGGTAGGACTCTGCACATACGCAGTGTATGATTACACAAACTATTCAACATTTGCAAACTATGATCCAATATTTGCACTTGCTGATACAGTATGGGGAGGTATTGTATTTATGATTGTCCGAGAAGTTGCCATATATTTACACCTTTTCTAAATAAGCTTGCACTTTCGATCGTAACGTATCGGTGTCAGATTTCCAGTTTGTATCCGACTTTACATTTTGCATTTGCTTCCAAACATAATCGCAAAGTGAAATAAATCCATGAACACGATGGCGTTTCGTATAATCGTAGGGTATAATCCGATGGCAGAAACCAGATTTTAAATATTCATCATCAGAAAATAAACCAGCCCTTTGAAGGGCATGAATTGCTAAAAATAGAATCATTTTTTTATCAAGTTCCGTAACTTTTGGATAAAAGGCGCTTGGAACAATATATGTAAGCCCTTCTGCTTCCTGTTCTTTTAGCTTATGTTTTGGACTACGATCGTCCATAAACATAATCTTATCTGTAGGCGGTGTTATATTTGATTTTGTTGCAGTTCGAAAAAGAACTTGTAATGTTTTTAATGTTTTATCAGGTTCCACATATGTACCATCTGGACTCGGATGTCTATCGGAACTACGAAGGGGGTGCCAATGATCTACCATGAGACTAATGAGTGCAGGAGCATTGAATCGTTTTTCTATCAAATATTTCGCCAGTTCTATGGAATACATAACACTTGTATTGGAATATATGATAACGCTTTTTAACTTTCGATTTCGTTTCGCTGCAAGAAGAGGCTCAAATACTACATCCAGATTCGGTCTTAAAATAAGGGAAAGGATATCCGGATGTGTTAAAAGGCTATTCGCAAAGTTTGCACGAGCTTTGGCTAGTTTCACACGGAGTTTTGAACTAATTTCAAGATGTCTATTTACGGCTGATTGTTCAGGATTATTTAACCATCCTGGACTCCAAAAATATGCAAGTGGATTCGTTACTTCAAAAAATCCTAATGTTGCGTCTAAATCAAAAGCTACATATGCCATCCTAATATGGGTCTATGAAAAATTGAGCTTAAAAGATCCTTATACCATATGCATGGATAAAAAACCCCTTCCTGATCACGTCATTCCGCGCGAAGCAGATGCATATATGGAGTCTATGACTCCGTTACAAAAAGAACTTCACAAAATGGCACAAGAGAAACTGGGATCGTCTTATTTCGTAGAACGCTCCAAAGGATATCTTAAATGGAAAGCTGAACAAAAGAAATAATGATACTATAGAACTACAGAATGTCAACAGGCCCTACGGGTGCAACTGGTGCAACTGGTGCAACTGGGCCTATCACATATTATATTTTTGATGGTGGTACACCCTCTACCAACTTTTCAGAAGGTCCTGCCTTCAACTGTGGAGGTCCTGGTATAACAGGGACAACAGGTCCTTCTGGCGCATATAATGGGGCGAATATTGTCCTGCAATTGCGTCATGGAAATGCGGCTGAGTGGCCGATCGTGAACCCCGTGCTAGCACTTGGTGAACTGGGTTATGAGATTGATACTGGACTTTTTAAAATTGGGAATGGCCAAACAGGTTGGATTTCACTTCCTTATGGAGGTCTACATGGCTTTACAGGCGATACGGGTGCTACTGGGGATACTGGCCCTACTGGGGATACTGGCCCTACTGGGGATACTGGCCCTACTGGGGATACTGGACCTACGGGTGATACGGGTCATACTGGTGATACAGGAGTTACTGGAGATACTGGTTCCACTGGCGATACTGGAGAAACAGGACCTACTGGCGAAACAGGACCTACTGGCGATACAGGCCCTACAGGCGATACTGGGGATACTGGCCCTACTGGCGATACTGGCGATACAGGTGTTACTGGTTCCACTGGCGATACTGGCGATACTGGCCCTACTGGGGATACTGGTGCTACTGGAGATACGGGACCTACTGGCGAAACAGGTGATACTGGTTCTACAGGCAATACAGGTGATACAGGTCCTACAGGCGATGCTGGAGCTACTGGCGATACAGGTCCTACTGGGGAAGGCGATACAGGTGCTACAGGTCCTACTGGCGATGCTGGAGCTACT